CGGTATTCATTATAGCTTCACCGATAGCCAATGCTTGATTTAATCTAAATAATTTTTTAGAGTGTTTAGCACCCTCTGCAAGAGCTTCCTTGCCCATCTGACTCATCTGTTTATTGGTAACTTTTTGCATATCAATTTCGCCAAATTTACCCTCTTTAAAGGCTTTCAAATTATCTTCAGATGTCTTTTTTTGATTTTCTGCTCTTTTAGTATCTTCATTAAAAGCAAGTTGCAGTGATTGCATTCTTGCTTCTTCAAAACCAATATTCTCTAAAACTTTTTCGTTAAGAGTATCGTATGCATCAGCCATACTTTCGATGCTCCCTACTTGTCTATCGTTTTGCTCTAAAACCTTTTGTTGATTTTCTAAATATGCATCGTGAACAGCATTAATATTTTCCATACCAGTACGCTGTTCGTGCAACTTCTCATTATATTCCAAAGTCATATCTAATAACTCTTTTTGTTTCGTAGTTATAGAGTCATAGACTAAACCCAATCCAGCTAATATTTTTATTAAACCTCTTGATGCAAGTAATATAGCACCTAAGGCTAATTCAAATTCTGCTAAATTATCTTTAACAGTTTTTACAGCACCAGCTAAAGCTATTAATGCTCCTGCTAATGCTATTCCTATATCATCTCCAAAAGCCTCTATTTCTTCTTCATTTTCCGCTAAAAATTCATTAAGATCACCAAATTGATTTTTAAGTTCCTCAAAGAAAGATTTGTTAATGGCTAATTGAAAAGCAAAGAACTTATCATTAATCATTGATAGAGTTCCCTCAAGAGTGTTTGCTAACTCTTCAGTTGTTTTAGCAAACTCACCATTACCTGCAAATACTCTAGCAAATGCTTCTCTTGTTTCTTCTACTGATACTTTAACACCTGCTGAAAAACCAAGCATATCTCTAACACCTTTTTCTCTAAAGATGTCAGCACTTGCTATACCCCCTGCAAATGCTCTTTGAATTTGACTAGCAGTAGTTTGAAAATCTAATCCTGTTGCACCTGCAACATTACCTGTAATTTCTAATATGTCATTTAATTGTTTAGCGTCTTTAGCAACAACAGCAAGATTACCTGAAGCCGCCGCAATATCCTCTAAACTAAATGGTACTCTTGCGGCAAAGTCAGTTAATGTTTCAAATGCTCTAGCACCCTCTTCAGCACTACCAAATAAAAGTTTAAATCTGATTTGTAGGCTTTCAATTTCTTTACCTACTCTAACTAAACCAGTTAAAGCACGACCTGCACCAATAGTGGCTAAAGCCGCACTAGCCGCTAAAGCAAACTTTTTTAAACCACCTAAACTTTTTTTAGATGAATCAATGGCTCTCTTGGTCTTATCTCTTGCGACTATATCTATATTAACTTTTTTTGTCATTTATCTCCTAGATCGTGATTTAGCTTTCGCCATATTAATTTGTTGTTGCTCTTTTTTGTTTTTATCTTCTAAGAATACAATCCAAGACATAAATTCCTCAACAGAGAATTCTTCAACTTTATGTATTGGTATTTTTAAATAATCAGCTAATTGAATTATTGCTGAATAATCGTAATCGTTATCTATTTTTTTTTAATGTCTTTTTTTGACGGAGTTTCCATCAACCAAGTTGCAACCTCTGATAAAAGGTCAGGATCAACTTTAGTCATTAAAAATTGTTTATTTTCTAATGTATAAATATTGTCGCCTTTTTCATCTAAGGCTAAATTTATTAAGACATATGCCAAGCCCTCAATCGGATCATCATTCATATATTTAAACAACTTACCTTTTTGTTTTAAATTCATAGGTTGTTTATAGAAAGTAACTTTCCATTCAGGAACTTCTTTAGAATTGTTGGAATCTAATGAATTCCAATGATCTCTCATATTTTCGATGACTGATGACATATGTCTTTTTTAATTTAATTTGTATTAATTGTCAAATTATACAGTGCCTCTAGTGATAGCACCATTTATTTGGCAAGAAATAGACAATCTAATTAGATCGTCCATAGTAACTGCTACTGAGTTTCCAGTTACGATTGCTGGTACTGTGTAGAAATAATCTCCACTATCTGCACCCTCAGGGTAAAGTAATAAAGTAACTCCTGTTGCTTCTTGTAATACGATCTGACCATTAGAATCAGTTTCGTCCCAAGCGGCTTCAATAGTTACAGTTCCACTTTTTCTGCTTGTTTCGTATGTTTTATTAGTATCCGATAATTGAGTTGACTCAATTACATCTGCTGTCGTTTCCATAGTAAACGCTGTCACTTCTGCAACTGTGTTTGATCCTATTTTAATTAGACCAGCCGATCCTGTATGTACTGCCATTATTCTTCTCCTTCTTCTATATTAAAAGATTTTAGTTTTGTTGATTTCTTTTTGGGTTTTGCAGATGAATCCGACCAACCTTGCTGTGTCATTTCCTCTACTTGGTAATCCCATACCTCAATATTTTCTCCGTCTTTATTTTGGAGTTTTATTCTTTTTGCCATATTTTCTCCCTGTTGGTTTCTTAGCTTCAGGATTGTTATGCTTATGCACCCAACCATCTTCTAGAAATTTATTTGGATTATCTGTTAATACAGTAACTCCATTTTTAATTAAATATGTTTTATTACTCATATTATGGTGTTCCTTGTGTAAATTTATAGAAGCACCTTATAGTCATAATCACACCACCATAAGGAAATATACTTCCCTCGTCTGTTTCAACAGAAACTAATTGGGTATCCAATGCGTTGCTGTTTCTAGTTCTGTCACTATCAAGTGCTGTCTCAACTGTGGTTACTAATTGATTTCGCTTAGTGTCTATATTACTTGTCGTTGTACTTGCTGTAGTAACAAAACCAAATATTCTAAAATCAATTGTCCCTGTGCGAGTAATATTACTATTCTTAATACTAACATCTTCTCTAGTTTCATCGGCAGTCTGTACAAAGACCGCAGGGAATTGTTGTTGGGACAACTCATCTAGTTCAATAGGCTCTCTTGTTACCTTGCCAAAAGTTATTGGACTGCTAACCGCAGATAAGGTTGTAACAATGTGAGCCGCAATATCTTCTCTCTCACTCATATTCTAAGTTCTCGTTCAAATGTTTTTCTAAATTCTTCTCCTGCACGATCTTCTTCTTGTCTGTTTACACTAAAAAATGGTCTAGTTTGATCGTTAAAAAATGCTTTTATATTCTGTGTTCTATTAGGAAAGAATACTTGTCCTTTAGTTGATGATAGTTTTTTAAAACTCATATTGCCTAACATCTGACCACTAAAGAATAAATTAGGTGTCAATGTAGCACCTCGTTTAGCTCTTTTTCTTTCATATGCTTTAGAATATCTTTTAAATCCACCACCACTAACACTCTTACCTTGCCTAGTTCTATCTTTAATTGCGTTCTGTATAAAGGTAGATGCTCTCGCTATACCTTTAGCACTAGCGCTTGGTACTTTTCTTTTAATCTTGTCTAATGCACCTTTAACCGCAGTAACATTAACTTCTAAATTTACTGTAACCACTATCTCACCAATCTTAATGAATGTACTGCAACTTTTTCAGCGTCAGTAATTGTGCTATCATCATTAGCGTCATACTCAACACCATCTCTTAGTATATCTGCAAATTCATCTTCGTATCTCTCTCGGTAGAAACTGCCCATAATCTGAAAACGATCTTCGTCACCATCAGAATTAAACTTAGTTAGCGCAGGGCAAATATAATACCCTAATGTTCTGTAAACTGTTGCTCTTGTCCATTGTGAATCAGTTAGTAAAGTTAGGTCAATCTCTATGCCACCTGCATAGCTTCTGTTTCTAGATTGATTACTGTGATAAACTGACCACCATTTATTTCTAATATCTCTTTGTACATCTGCTATTGCTTGAGTAACATATGTATCTTGCTCACCTGTAGATAAACCCATATCTCCTATGTCAGGCTGATAAACTATTAAATCTGATCTTGTTGCAAATGCCATAATAAAATTCCTGTTAAAAAGTTAGAGGGGAGAGGAAAGGAACTCTCCCCCCTATATTGATCAATCCAATAAGGATTAAAGTATGCTAGAGTCAGCTAATACTTCACAACCATATGAATCGTGTAGTTCACCAACGCCATATACAGCAGTGGCAACAATTTCAGTTCCTCTAATTGAAGCATCTCTTTGAGTTTCAATTTTAAGGTCTTGAAGCATTGCAATACCGATAGCGTCTTTGTGGAATAATCCACCTTTAAAGTCACCACCAGTTCCAGTGTTAGCCATATTAGAAGTTTCATAAACACTTACTCCTGCAAGTTGTCCTACATAACCTGATCTTAATGCTTCGTTAGCAAGATCAGTTGGGTTAGGGTTTGCAAATGTATTTGTCATATTAGCTTTTAAGTCATAAGCTATTGCTGGGTGTAGTACCAAAGACATATCGTTGCTTGGTACTGCCGCTTGTTTTAGTTTTGAAACAGCTTCAAAAACTTTTGCTACAGTTAATGCCGCATCAGCCGCACCAACAGCAGTTGAAAAGCCGTCAAATAAAGCAGTTAGATCAGTGTCAATTTTTTTAGCGATAGCTTCACCAAATAATTTTCCTAGATCTCTTACAACATCTGATTCAGAAGCATTGATTGCCATATCTGTAACAGTTGTCATAATTCCAACTTCAGACACAGTTAAGTCTGCTTTAGAAGTTGATACCGCAGTGTTACTTAGGTCAGTTGCTTCTGCAACAGCCGCCGCACTCACAGTTGGGTAAATTGGCACTTGTAGTACCTTGCCTGAATTTCTAGGCATCGTGTAGTTTCTTACAAGACCTCGCATAATTGAAGTTTCAGATGCTACAAATAGAGCCTCTGCAACCATAGGCGAGATCAAATCGTCTAATGTCGACAATGTTGATTCGTTAGCCATAATATTTCTCCTTTATGGTTTATTAGTTGTTAATAATTTTTTAGTAATTTTTCCTTCCGATATTCAGCATATCTTGCTTTATCTTCAGGGTTATTCATATTTAGTTCCGCCAAGTTCAAAGGTTTGGGCGTATCACCACCAACACTCGATTTAGACCCTGCACCGCTAGGCGTTGCAACTCTAAAGTGAGGATTGTTGTCTAGGAACTGTTCCATATATTCATTAATTGTTAATGGCTCACCTTTATCGTTATACATTGGTGTATTATTATCACCAACAATCTCAGGTTTTCCATCATCGCCTAATCGAACATTTCCTTTAAGTAAGTTTACAATTTGCTTTGGTTTTATAGCTTGTTTTTCACTAGCCGCTTGAATCAAAGCATCATCTATCCTTACCTTTTCTAACTCGGCTTTGTATTGAGATATTTCTTGTTCTTTTTTAGAGACAGTCTCTTTTAATACTTTATCAAATTCACCTCGTTGTTTTTGCATATCTAACTCTTTTGCTTCTTTTTCTTGTAAGAGTTGTCGTGCTTCATCAGGGTCAATGCCATTAAATCTTTTTTCTATTTTAGCTCTTTCCCTTGCAAGTCTCTTTTCAATAATCTTATCCAATTCGCTTTGTGCGATCATTGGCTCTTGATTTTCAACTTCCTGTTTTGTTTCTAGAGATTCAGTATTCTCGATCTCCGTTTTTTGCTCGTCAGCCATAGTAGTATTCTCCTATATTATAAGATTGCCATTATTATCGTACCAACTCGGATCAGTTGGTTGTAGATGGTGGCGGCAATTATGACCACCTCTACTTGTAAATGGATCGGTGGTTGATTTACCTTTCCATATTTCAGAACTCCACTTATCTCTAAGTTCATCTTCTGAAAATATTTTACCTCTATTGGCAATACAAAATGGTCTACTATCACCAATTATATCTCCATAATATAGGTAGTTTGTTAGTCCAGCTTCCGTAGCTTTCGCTTTGGTAAACTGACCATCAAATTCCATTAAACTATCGTGTGCTAATTGCTTTGCGTATCTTCTCATATTATTTCCAACACGATCAGCACCATAAAAAGTATGCAGTCGTTGTATCGCTTTAGCTTTTTCAACTTCATCTGTAGTAGAAGCGACAAACTCTACTAATTCATTAATCTCATCGACATCAGCTTTGATATATACGCCATTTATTCTTTGCTGTAATGTCTTAACAGTATCATTAATTGATTTGCCTGTTATTGTCGAGGAATAAACT